CCAATAGGTCGAGTGCTCTTCCCGTTGTGTGTGCCCCTGGAGAGGATTTACGAGCCTCGATAGGGTGGTTCTCACAACGGTATCCAGAGGTTACTACAAAAGGAAAATTCAGTTCTTCTCGAAGCGATTCTATCTTCGTCATAAAAGCATCGTTCATTTCGTTATTTTGGCAATGACTACAGCTTAGTTCTTGCTCTGTAAAATATTTGTACGTCATTTTTCTAACCTCTTTCTCACGCCAGCTTCAATCATCGGAAGAAGTCTGATACCACAGTACCCAACAATAAAGGCAATTGCCACACCTATAGTTTTATCAAAATGAAAGTAAGACATTAAAGCTGGAATAAATATTTCGGCAGAGCCAACACCAATAAGTAAGGCTACGACTATTTCCATAATCTTAAACTTTCTTCTAATTGCTTGGTCTGTTATACCACCCAATCCACTGGCTGCAATACAACATAGTTTAGCACCAAAAGTATTAATTAAAAATTCCACGATTTGTTTCCTCCTTACTATAACGCGAAAGAACTGCCGCAACCGCAAGTTGTTTGAACATTAGGATTATGAATTACAAACTGAGATGCGAAAGAACCTGTTGAGTAGTCTATTTCAGAGCCTTTTAAATACTCAAAGCTCAGAGGGTCCACTACTAAAGTTACTCCATCGGTCACCACTACCTTATCTTCTTCGTTCTGCTTATCAAAGATAAACTCATATTGAAATCCTGAGCATCCTCCACCCTTTACGAAAACTCTGAGACTTGTGTCTTTCAAATCTTCTGCTTCTGCGCTAAGAAGTTCTTTTACTTTTTTAGCTGCTGCACTACGAAAAAAGAGACTCATGATTGCGCAATCTTTGTGATGCTGAGCATTGGTTTTAGCGACCGCCCTCACCAGACTGTCCCCGAGTCTTACCGGGCGCGTTGGCTGACTGGAATCCGAACACGTCATCGACTGGGAGGCGATGGCCGGGAGTTCTCGATATGCGTCTGCCGTTCCTCATTACGTCGGTGAACGGATTGCCGGCCTGTCCGAGTTCGCGAAAATTAACCGTAGCGTCTTCTGGAATAACTTCGGCCAAACGCTTTCGAACGTCTGGTTCAAGATATTCTCGATGCGCCAGAGAAAAAGCGAGGGGACCGCCTGGATGCAAAAGCTTTTCTTCTTGCAGCTGTCTTCGGGTTTTTCCTGTGTCACCTACCTGCACGTCGAGGCTGGGCATCGACGATGCGCGTCGCTTCTCGGCTTTCGTTTTGGAATAAATACTACCAAGTCTGCGGATGTCCTCGCTCGATTTTTTTCCAGCCCCTTGCGGGTCATAATTAAATCCAGGCTTGGTCTGCAAGGTGTGCAAAAGTGCACCGATAGCTGGACCTGCGAACGGAACACTGAAAGTCGTCAAAGGAGTGGCCCCAGTCAGACCACTATGAAGCAGACTCGCGCCCGTCATTGCAGCTTTACCTGGATTCGCCGAGCGCCGCGAGCGTCTCAGTCCCTTCAATACTTTAGATGTTCCTTGTGAGCTTGGGGCGTTAAAACCTAAACGTACCAGTGGGTCTTCCTGCTTGCGCATTTGACTCGTGTCAGGACCACCACCACTACTAAACCCTAAACGTACGAGTGGGTCTACCTGTCCACCTCCCGTGAAACCTAAGCGTTTTAAAGGGTCTTCATCATCGATAAAGGCACCACCTGCTTGAACATGATAGGGCAAGCCCGTCATTTTATCTATACGCTCATCAGGTTCTCTTGGTGCCCGAGGAACGTTTACTTCACCACCCTTAGCTTTAGATAGTAGTTCTTTGGACATCACAAACCGAGCATCTTCTATGTCCTCTTTCTTTACGGGGTGAAGAGGTATACCATTTATTTTATTATAAAATTCTAATAGGCTACGAATCGTTTCTTCAGATTCCTTTTTGTTAAATGAAGTGTCTTTGTCGCGTATCTCCTGCATTTTGTCTTTAGTGAGAGATTTGGGTAAATACCGACCTTTCAAGAAAAAATTAATCTCGGTTTCAGATAAACCTGCTCCATACATTATTTCTGAGATTTGGCCGTCGCTGTAACCTAAATCTCGCATGGCTCCAACCTGTTCATACAGCTTTTGAGATTTTTTAAAGTGTTTTTGTTGACGTGAAGCCCATCCTTCCTTGTATGCTTCTGCGTCTTTACCAAACCAAGTCTTAATGTTAGGAACACCCCATTCATCATACAAGAAGTTCTTAACATGCCATCTAAAATTAAACGGAATGTCGTTTTCCTTAACGTTAACACCAGTAAAAAAGCCCGATGCTGTGTGTGATATACTTGGTTTTTTTCCTGTTGATTTGCTAGGTGTTTCTAACACAGCTTCTCCAAGCTTTGCAGTATGTTTAACAGTTCCTGGTACGAATGCTGACCCAAGATAAAGAATTCCCTCGATAAGAGAGCTACCATAGTTTGTTGGGTCAGTAAAAATGTTTTTTCCGTCGCTAGTGCTTCCGCCGGGATTGTTCGCTGCGTAGTTTAAGTCTGACAAAAGTTCCGTAATTATAGCCTTACTGATAAAAGGTTCAGTAAGTGCTAGTGCAGATGCGACCGTTGCATCCATCATTCTCTGGTGAAACGGTACACCCCTTACCTTTCCTTTGTGAGCCTCTGCGAGAGCTTCTGCCCCTATTTTTTGTAGTATATCGTAAGCATTCAACCATTGCATGTCCAATTTAGAACCCGGCCCGAAAAAAAAGTTGGTGCGACCAGGACTATGTTTTGTTTCGGAGTTTTTTTGAAGAGCTTTCCATTCAATTTCACTCAGCCCAGACGCGTGGTAACCATAATTACCTGCTGCAGCCCATCCTAAATTCAAAAATGCGAAACCAGTTAATCTTTGAAGTCCTCTTTTTCTAAGTACGCTATTGCCAGAATTTATTTCTTTTACTCCTCGGGCAACGATGTTAGCACTAGTCCGTAAAATTTCAGCAGGAAAAGATACGTAGGTACCGATAGGCGCTTCTCGTAGAGATTTAACACCCTTCGTAACTCTGTTGTAATTCGGCATATTATCTTTTATAAGATTAGCAGCTTCTATTCGTAATAAATCTTCCGTCATCGAATCGTCACCCGCGTATGCTCTACGAAGCGTATGAAGCTCATTAACAAACACATTCATTTTAAAGAAGTCGTCCCCAGCCATGTAGACTTGTTCTGGTATATTTTTTACAAGCACCGCCTTTTCTACTATCTTTCCAAGCGTAGTGTCTGGATGTCGTTTAGCATAGTCTTCTATTCTTGCCACAAGTCTAGAAGGCTCTGTTTCACTTGCTATATCAAGAAGCGCTCTAGAATCTTTACCTTTAACAGTAGTATTGATAACTCCCAAACCTTGTAATAGTTCGTAAAACTCATCCTTAATCTTGTCTCCTCCTTTTGCTATTTCATTTACAAGAACTTCAAAATTTAATCTTCCATGTTTAAGAGGATTTACTCCGTTAGCCATTCCCATTTGAAAACCACCGTAAACATTACGTATTTGAGTAGGATGGGACCAGACAGTTAACACCTGTTGAACCGTACCTTTTAATCCTGCAAACAATTGAACAAGAGGTTGATTTTTCATTCCTTTTGCAAACCGTTTTTGAAAAAATCCAAACAATGAAATATGAGTATCTTCCAAGTCATGAATAACTCTTGCTAAGTCTTTAGTTGTGTACTGTCCGTCTAACGCAGTTCCAGTACCTCTAATTTTAAATTGAAACGGGCTATCTGCTGAAGTATAAGGACTAATATATTTTTCATCCGTGTAGGCTTTACCACGTACTCTTTTCCCCGTAGCTTTATCAGTAAATTCTGTAGCATCATCGTAATATTGCGTAGCAAGTTTGTTTAAACGTTGGTCAGTTGGAATGACCGTTAAATTCATATCATTATCTCGTATCTTGAACGATATTGGGTTTCCAGATTTTCCAAATTTTACATGAGTTAAATGAGGAGTTTTAGCAGCACCCGTGTCCACTACTCGACCAACAGTACCCGCTGGAATAAGCACTTTTCCCTTAGCGTCACGATAAGGATTATTAGTTGTAACATAACTACCCTTTTTAATGGTTGAATCAACCTCATCTATCATATTAACTTGATTAGAGGTTAACTCAGCTCTTGCTTGAACCACCGCTTCGTCGTACACCTTTGGTTTAGAAGGGACTGAAGCTCCAAGCTCCATTAATCGAGTATAAAATTTATTATTTTCAGTAATGGCAGCAAGTTTTTGAATTGTGAGTATAATATTTTCTGTCGGGCTATCAATTCTACCCATTAGTCTTTCTAGTTCAGGAAGCATTTCTTTTCTACGCATCAACTTATTTACCTTTCTTATTTTAGAAAGATAGTCGTAGGTGTCTGTTAAGTCGCTTTTATTTATCAGGTCGGCTATATAAGTATCAGCTTCCTTTCCAAATTGTATCATCTCATCTTCAGTTACAGCGAATTTTTTTTCTTCCTTTGTTCTGCTAGCTATTTTAGAAGCAATTATCGCCCTTCTCGCTTCATTCTGTAAAGAAGCATTCGGTACCCAGTCAGTGTCTTCATATAGCCTATAAGATTTTCGCATATAACTACCCATATTCGAAGCAATAGCTGCTCGAACAACTTCTGACCCAATATTAGAATCTATAAGAGTTTGAGATAAATTGTCTATAGTTGTTCTCGCATCCGCAACCTCTCCCGCTATTTCTCTAGAAAAGCCATATGGTTTTGCTTGAACAATTTCAGAAGCTTTCTCCGTAGAAAAACCACTATTTTCTAAAAATTTTATTTTACCTTCGACGTCCGCTTGTTTTAGAAAGTTAGCAGCTGCTTCGTCAGAAAAATTATACGCTCTTTTTAAAAAACTTGCCATATCTGTTTCAGCTAAATAATCTATTTTTTCAGCTGGACTTAAGTTTAACATTTTGTTATCGCCTAAAGCTCTACTAACATCATCAACAATATTTCCTTCGACCGCATCATCCATAAATCGTTGAAGGCGATTCGCAATATGAATAGCGTGAGATGTAAGCTTCCTTTGAGCTTCAAGTGAAGCTTCCTGAGCTACTTGACCTTTTCTAGTTAAAAAACCTCTTGATGTAAAAAACCGCTTATGTGTCCATGCTCCTACACCCTTAGCCCATGTACTAACATCCCGAAGCCTACCAGAACTTTGAGTAATAACTTCAGCTACTTCCTTCGCTGAATCCTCACCTACCTCTCTTACTTTTTTTACTATGGGATGGGGTTCGCCTTCTTTAGCTGCACCTAGCAGACTATCTACTACTTCCTCAAACTCTTCTGGCGTTTCTGGATTATCTCTTCCTTTAATCCCCCTCTTTCGCAGTACCGCTCTAGAGTGTTTAGCAATATCAACAGCTTTAAAGCCAAACTGTATTAATCCTGTGATTGTCCCTGCAGCCAATCCAGATGTTATAGCCATCTTAGCTCTTTTAAAAAGAACTGGGTCGTCTTCTTTAGCTGCTAAATGTTCTATAAATGCCGGGGGGTCATCCATTAAAACTTCAGTAACAAGATTAGCTAAATTACTGTCGGGGTCGGCTAATACTTGTTCTACAGCTTGTTCGGATATGACAGCTCTAGTAACAGTTCCATATTTAGCGTTTCGTAGTTTATTTAGCTTGCCTAATAATCTAAATGCTCCCACACCACCAAATACAAATGAGCCTAACTCTAATGCTATACCTGTACCTGTTTCAGTTCTTAAAACTTTACCGGTTTCAGGGTCAATAATATCTTCGCGGTCAAAACCCGGAACGTATTCTGCCGCCTTGCCACGCGTCTCTATAACCCACTTGTCATATTCTTCTTGATTTTTTACAAAAGGGCGAACAAGAACATCACTTCCTAACTCAGCAATACCTTCTACAGCTCCAAAACCAACTCTAGCTAAGTCAACGAGCCGTGCTTCGTTGAGTTCTTTTTCTCTCTTCGCAGCAGTTACCAATTCTTCGTGAGAAAAATTACCAGTAACTCTCTGCATACTAGTCAATGGCACATCTTCTTCTTCTTCATCTTCTTCTTTTTCAGGCACAATAGAAGATTCGTTTGGCACTGAAGAACGTTTTATCAAATCATACTTGGAAGTTTCTGAGTTCCAAACGCTATCGTATGGAATGCCATCAATATATTCTACTATCGCCATAACTTACTTCTCCACAACTTCGTTAGCTAGTCGTATATCACTCTCTTCCTTGTCTGTCATGCTTCTGTTCTCATCCCGCCATAACTCGAATTTTCTTTGATTCACATTTCTGTCTGCCTTGTTGGGGATAATAGATACAGTCTCTCCTCTCTCATTGATTTTAGAACCTATAGGTACTGCTGTAACACCATCAATATGAATTAAACCTGCTTCAAATCCAGCTCGTATTCTAACCATGTCTCTTTCCATGTGTTCGTACTCTTCAAGCGCTTCTAATTTATTCTGCTTGTACGCTTTTACTGCGTCATCATACTCTTTACCCAGCAACCACTTACCGCCTCCTGGTTGCAGCCCTTCTTTAGGCGGTGGTAATTCTTGTTCATATTTTATTTTCCACGAAGCTTTTCGCGTCGCTATATCTTCCAAATATTTTAAGTACATTCTTTTTTCGACTGTGTTGTAAGCCGTGTTAAGATTTGCGCCGTTAGTTTTCCATTTAGCTATAGCATTCAACACTCTTTGTGCTCTTTGCCTAACCTCCTCTTTTTCTTCAGGAGATTTAGCGTTAGCTAAGCTCGACTCCAAGGTTCTTATATCCCCTCCGAATGTTTTATTAAGCTCAACTATAAATTTACCTGCGGTATCACGGTTATAAATGTCTCCTGTTTCTAAATCGTCAATCTCTTGGTTAATAGGGTCACCAAAAATCGATGTAAACTCAGTCTGTTGTATATTAGTTTTCTTGGGTACACCGTTTCGGTCTGGAATAAACTTATAGCTAATAGTATCTCCTTCGGTTATCTGAACCCACGCTCCAGGTACCTCAACAATATTACCAGCAGCATCAACCATCTTATTCGTTCCTCGCGCAGCAGTCGACTCTGTATATTCAGCAGCAGATATTCGATTTAAATGTTCTTGAATAGCAACTGTTTCAAGTACGTTTACTCCGGTTTCGTAGTTTTTGTTTGCGTCGTATTTCTTTAGCGCTTTTTTTGCTGCTAGGTTGGTTTCAAAAAATTCGGACTCTCGAAATTTCTTTAGTCCGGTTGCAATAAGAGTTTCATCTGTTTCACCTTGCATCGAGTTCCAAATTTTACCAAACCAAGACCTAGCCAGTGGGTTAAAATTAGGAGAAGTATCAGCTTGATTAATTCTTTTTTCTGCTAGTCTTACTAAATCGTGATACTGATTTAAAAGTTCTCCATTATTTGCATGCATACGTTCCTTTACTAAAGAGTCAACTAAAATTTTTCTTGCATCAGTGCTTAGCTGTCCAGTTTCAAGTGTAGTACCGGTAGCCGACTTCAGCTTTCCTTGAGCCAAAGCTGCGGTCACTTGTTCGCTCGTTGCTTCGTACATTGATGCGTACGCAGCTTCGTCTGGTGTCTTATTCTCTTTTAGTGCAGTGTTGTGAGCGTCAATAAAAAACTGCATTCTTTCTTCTGTTTCTTTAGCTTTAGGAATAGTTTGTTTAATGTATTTGTGCCACACTGCTGCATTATTATCGTACGTATCACTACCGCCTGTAAGAGGACTTAAAACTACATTAGTAGCCTTATCGACGAAAGTATCCGTAGCCTTTTCTACAAGCGTATTTAAAAAAGAAGTTCCTACTTGTTTTAAAATAGAAGGATTTTCGTCTTTTTCCGGTTTATCAGCGTCTTCATATAAATTGGCAAATGTTTTAAATATTCTACTATCGCGATTACCAGACGCGAATGATGGTGACTCACTTTCTGGTCCAAATTTCGTTGCCATTTTAAACTCCTATTTAGAATTAGTTTTTGAAGGCTTACTCATTAAAGAAGAAGTGTTCTCTATAATTTTATCTAAATTTAAATCTTTATCAGCTTTTGGTTTTTGAATAGATTGCATCTTTTCTTTAAAAGAATTTGAAGAACTTTCCATAGGCTCTTCTTCAGCGTAATCCCAGTTGTCTAAATCATTTGGGTCGTAAGGCTCGTCTGGGTCATTCACAATTCTAGCTCTAATACCTTGTCGTTCTGAAAGTCCTAGAAGTAAATAAGCAAGGGGTTCTGCTAACAATAGCATAAGGTCTGGATTAAAAACTCCTTCTTCAAAAGCGTTTACGAGTATTCCTTGCACAAGGTCCATTACAGGAACATCGTCGGCTAACGCCTCCATAATAGCAGAATAAGTTTCATCGACTAGAATTATATCTAGCAAGTAATCAACACCTTTTTCTTTTGTAGTAATTAGAGGAGGGCGCTCGTAAGCAGCAGGATTATCGGGGTCGGTTGTTAAAGACTGCCCCGGAATTGGCCTGTCTGTTCTACTTGCAAATTTTTCAATTTGTTGTTCGCTTATCGCCATCTATAATTTCCTTATATGTGTGTAGTACTAGCCTACTAAATTAGAACGAGGTGTCGGAGTTACTCCTGTTCTTGAAAACTCATTAAACGAAGCATCTAGTTGCCCAAAATAACCAAAGGGGTTTCTTATTGCAGCGATATAATCTGGATTTGAACTAATTATATTATTCCAAGTATCACCAACTGCTAAAGCACCAACGTTTACATTTGTTAAATAATCTAACGTAGCGCCAGAACCAGTATGTATAGCCATATCCTTCAAAGATACTAGTCCCGCAGTCTCAGGAACATACATTGCGTAATTAACGGGTTCTTCTACTGGTTCAGGAGTAGGTGCCATTAGAGATTTAGCAGCGTCGGTAAGTAAGTTTACGCCTGTTTGTCGAAATACTTGTGAAACAAATCCTTCTTCTTCTTCTTCTTTTTGTACTGCTGCCGATACAGGTTTAGCAGGTGGGAGTTTTGTTCCATACCTTACATCAGTATCAAGAGAATTGTCGAAGATTCCTTGAGTCCAGTTCTTAGTGTCCCCTGGCTGTGTACTAAAAAATGTATCAGGTTTTATCTGTTTTATTTCAACGTCTGAAGGAATACCACTAAAGGTAGTATCTGGTCCCACAGCCGCTCCTACAAACGGGTCTACCACATCTGCATACGGGTTTACCACATCTGCAAGCTCTTTTGGTGCAAAGGCATTTATATTCCTGTCTAAAATATTTGTCGTAGTTTCAAGAATTGTTGAGGGGTCCATAGAAGGTAGTTTAAACATATTTTTTAGTCCCTCTGTTATGTTTCCTATCGCACCTGTTACGTTTTCTGAGATATTGTTAAAAATTTTCATTCCACTGCTTGCAACATTAGCAACAGTTGAAAGAATACCGTGAGTAACTCTTGCAGCTCCACTCAAAAGGCCTGTTCCTTGCGCCGCAGTTTCTAAACCTGTCATAAAACCACCTGTCATAAAACCACTTCCTAAATGAGTTAATCCTTTCATAGCCCAGCCCGCTATTGCTGGCGCAACAAACATCATACCTATTTGACCAACAATACCTAGCTTATTCGTAAACTTACCAACAGCTGTAAAAGCTTTTTTGATAACTTTACCAATACCTGTAAAAACCTTTTTAACACCTTTAAATATTTTGCTAAAAAATCCCATTTTATTCTCCTAAATAGTCTTACCAAATATTACTCTTTCAAGTGCATTTGCTAATCCTTTAACAGGCCCTCTGTTCTTTTTGTCCATTAGCGTACTATTTGAGTAGATTGCTGATAGTATCTGCATAGCTCTTTCTGATGTATTTTCTTTCGTTTGCTGATTAAAAGCAGCGTTGTCTCTGAGCGATTGCCAAACAAAATTCTGTTCTGCAGCAGTTACTCCATAAGCAAATTGAGCAGCTTGTTGATTTGCAGCATTTTGAGCAGCGGTATCAAGCGTATTTTGCTTTCTTCTCCAAGCAACATTCGACTGTTCTACAGCTTGTGCATTTGCTGCATTCCAAGAATCAGCTCTAAACTTTACATCACTATCGTATTGAGCTATTTGAGTAGACAACTGATTATTAAATCTACTCGCCTCTAATTCATTTCCAGCATTAAGAGCAGCAGCTTTATTTGCTTCCGCCGAATTAAACTGAGATGCTGCGTTAACTTGCTGTGCATTGAACTGTTCTAGTTGCTGTCCAATACTTGTCATAAATTGAGTTGTTTGGTTTTCAGAAGTAGCATTAAACTGCTTTGAAGCATTTGTAGCTGCTTGGTCTGACAGCATTCTTTGTTGTCTTAGTTGCTGGTCTAATATTGTTGCTTGTTGGTCATTATTTAGATTAGCCATATCCATCGACAAAAAGTTTTGAGCGTTCTGTATTGCTACTTTAGTTCTTGAATCAGCAGTTTGTGTATCCATTGCAGCAAGTGTCGTAGCATCTTGCATAATTCCCTGCTGTCTGCTGTTAAAGTCTGCTACAGTCATTGTCTGCATAAATTTACTGTTCGCTAATTGTATTTGCTGCTCAGCGCTGAACGTTGTCATATCTATATTTGCAACTCTAGTAGCATTAGCTATAGCTGTTTGCTGGTCTACATTTAGCTGAGTTAAATTCATTTGCTGAGCTAATTGTGATTGTAGCTTATTTGTTTCTAAAGTTTTATTTAAATTTGAAAGTTCTGTTTGCTGGTCTACATTTAACTGTTCTGAAGCTGCTTGGTTAAGTGCTGACAAATTAGCTAATCGTATTTGTTGCTCGTTACTTAAATTTGCTTTTTTCATATCTTGAGAAAATGCAGCGTTCTTTGCCATAAAATCAGAAGCTACTTGAAACTCTACAAGTCTTGCTTGATTTTCAGCAGTTTGGTCTGCTCCCGCACGTTGAGCATCTATCTGAAGATTTGCCAACTGTACTTGCTGCTCGTTACCTAAATTCTGAGCAGCCATCGCTTGTCGGCTTTGAAGATTAAGCACAGCCGATTGCTGAAGATTTTGTAAATTTTGAGTTCTTGTTTGCTGCTGCTGATTTGCAGAGAGAATTGTAGCGTCCTGTCTGAATTGACTTTGCATCGTCGCCATCTGTTGAGCATTTGAAGCCGACTGAGATTCAGCAGTTTGTCGATTTGCAAGGTTCGACATGCGGCGTTGCATATCTTGAGTAGCTTGTGCCATATTGGCCTGTTGCTCATTTGACAAGTTTTGAGATGCACGCTGTTGTAAAGCTTGCGCATTACTTTGAGCTAAAGGTAACGAACTTTGAATAATAGCGTTAAACAAAGCATCTCGCCCAACAGAAGAAATAGATAAACCTCTTTCTGCCATTTGCTGATTTACTCCAGCAACCGCTGGCCTTGCCCAAGAGGGAGTTACTCCATCGTCCATTCCTGCTAGTAAAGACTCCAGCTGAGAGGAAACTAAAGCTTCTGTGGGTAAAGCTGCAATAGCTGCTTGAACTTCCACAGGCTGATTATCTATTTGAGCCTCTACAGCAGCAGGGTTTTCTACAATAGCTGCACTTACATTTGAAGGAAGCTCTCCAACCTCCGCAAGCATAGACTCTGCGGCTGCTGTAGCGGCTGTTCCAGTAACTTGACGTTGTTGAGATGCTTCGTAACCAATCACTGCTATAATTTGAGAAGCAATTGCGTCGTCGGCAGCAGTTCCGGTTATAGCTGCTCTCTGTTGTTTTTCAGCGTCAGGAGTAGCGGCAACTATTTCTTGCTGCCCCGTAACTTGGTTTATATGCGCCCGTGTACTTTCACTGAAATCTACAACCTGCGCTTGTGCCGCTTCTTCTTGTTGAGCATCTCTTGCTGCTGCTTCAGTAGCCGTTAGCTGTGCGGCGGCAGCTTCTGCTTCTCTTGTTACCTGCGCTTGTGCCGCTTCTGTAGTAGCTAAATCTTCAGCTTGTGCAGCATCAAAAGTTGCAGCAGTAAGGTCGGCTTGTGCTTGAGCATCTTTAGTAAGAGCCGTAGTTGTTTGAATAGCAGCTGGTGCTACAGCTGTTGGTCTTTCCAAAGCTGTTCGAGCCTCTAATTGCTGAATTTGACTATCGGGGGTTACAGTACCCGTTAAACCAATTCGTTCAACATCAGCTCCTAAAGTTTCACGTAACTGAACTACGTCCTCCGCTATAGGCTTACCACCTTCAATCTGAACCTTAGTTTCTACTTTTTCTCTTCTAGTACCTTTCTTAGGGTCTACTCCGGGTGCAGTAACGACAGTAGTACCTGTAACGTATCCTTTTCGCGATACATAACCACCCGCACGATAATCAACTCGATTTTTAAAAGCTCTCTGTCTTGCCATTTTATAATGTCCCTGTTGTTATAGATGATAAGTTAACATCGTAGTTATACAAGTCAACATCGTGGCTACAATAAGCCAAGCTAGTTTTTCCCATCTTGCCGCATGTTTTTTTGTAGCACTTCTTAATTCACGAAGTTCAACGGCAGCTTCCGCCCATCGTATGCCACATTTTTTTTCATGTTTTGCAATTTTATCGAGTGCCTCTAATGCTATTTCTTCTATTATTTTATTACGTGATAATCCAGTCAGGTCATTTGACGTTCCAGCTAGTTTAGACACCCTAGCTCTGTTAAATGGAATGTCCTCCTCTTTCTTCACTAGACTGTCTCATTATCTCGCAAATAAATATCGTTTGCTCCACCCGTTGTTTTAGTAGGATTTGGATTTTCAACATCGTTAGCTCCTCCACTTACGGAAGGTACTGCCGAAAGATAAATAGATGTACTAGCTACTTTGGGTACTTCAGGTGAGTAAATATCGTTTGCTCCACCTGAAATAACTGAAGTTGGTGCGTGTAGCTTGTCCATTGCTGCTGGCTGCATACCACTTTTTGGATAGGGAAATCTTTCTCCGTTCATTTTAGGCATTTTAAGTCTCCTGTTGTTTATTATAAAGTTACGATTCAAGCGCCTCAATACGAGATTCCAGCGACTCAATCCGCTCCATTGCTTCTTGCAGTGCCTTAACTGCTTTCATGTATAGAATACTGTATTTGACGGATTTGAAATCAGTAGGGTTGCCGTCTTCATCTAAAAGTGGATTATCAAAACTGTCAACGTTGGCGTGTGTTTTTACAAGCCCCCCCATTCCACTTGCTTCAAGCTCTTGAGCA